TTTTATAGGTGCAGACATTTTAAACCTTCCTAATAAATGGAATATTAATTGGATAAATATGATGGCCTGAATCAAGAAATCCAGAAAATGAATTAGATAGTAAATTAATCAAACCATCTGATCTTTGAGATAAAATAGACTTACAAACTAAAAACCCTGTTTCTTGGTCTATAGTCCAATCAGGATATAAGAAAGCAAAATTAAATCCGCAATTCTGGTCTTTTTCGCTCTTATTAGAAGCAGATGCAATAATATTCCACTCCCCGGTAAAATAGTTTTTTATTTCTCCAAAAAATAAAATCTGTGAATGAGATAATGAATTATTTTTAAATGTAGTTGTAAAATAAAATCTATAACTATCACCAATAACAATAGATTGTGTATTATTTTTTTCTTTATTAAAGTTATTTTTAATATTTTTAGGAATAAAGATTATACCAGATGAATTACTATTATTTATTTCAGATATACTTGTTTCAACAAAAAATTCATTGGTGTCATTAAAAAGAATATTTTTAGGACTTGCTTCTATTTGTATTCCTCTTATACCAAATCCAAAGTCAGAATAAATCTTGTCCCAAGATCCGCCACCAATAGGTGTATTTTTAATAATACAATCGTCGTTAAATATAGGACTTTGAGAAGAAGAAAGAGTAACTTCAAATCCGTTGATATCTATTAAACTTACAACCCACGAATGTGGTTGTATAGTATCTGTAATATAGTTAATCTCTACGAGATCATTTTTATAAAATCTGTTTTCTAATACTTCTATATTCAATAGAAATGGACTATCTGTAAATTGATATTCACGAATATAACTATTTCCATTAAATGTAATATCTACAGATGATGTAGATATTAATTCTGGTGATAATTGAATCGTTGTAGAATTTACTATTTTAGAAATTCTCCATAGACCATCAAATTGCCCTTGTTTGTTCTGATTAACTTGTATAGATTGTCCCACTGATAATCCAGGGATACTCTCATTTATTCTAATCTTTAACTGCCCTGATACTATAAATTGATTTTTAATAAATGTTTGATTTATTCCTATAAACAAAGTTTTATTAATAAAATTAAAAAAACTTCCAGGAAGTGGTTCAATAAAATTATGATAAAAATGATGCGACTGTTTTTTAATTGTATTACTCTTAATGTTTCTTTTTAATGCTAATTGGCTTTTTTGAAGCCAATTGTTAGAAGGATAACTTCTATTAAAGAAAACTGATAAACTTGAAAAAGTTAAATTATTAAAAATAGCAATTTTTGAATAAAGACTATGGTTCATAGTAAAAGGTGAGATTAAAATAGATTGATAGTTTTCTCCATCGATAGATATACGGACTTCAGAAGAATTGACTAAACCAATAGTAAAACGATGTGGTCCACTTGAAAGTTGGTAAATAGGATCATCAACAATATTAACTGATTGTAATGTTTTAAACCAAATTATATTTTTATTTTCTAAAAGACATATCTTAAATGATACTCCTTTAAATGTTCCATCTGGATTATAATGAACACCAGTCACACCTACTAAAGAAATATGAGCCAAAATTAAAAATGTTTCACTTATAAAGAATAGTGGTGAGGTATATAAATCAACACTTGTATTAGCCCCAGCAATAAAGTAGTTATATGGTATATCAGTTTGACGAACTAAATCACTCTTTAAATTCTGACCATTAGACATTAAAAAAGAAGGCAAAAGATCCTTAATTTTATCTTCGTGCGACTGCCAATCACACCCAAGAATAACATCAATCCACATTGAATTAACTGATAATTCATTTTGAATCTTCTCTCGTCTTCTATATATAAATGAATCACTCTTGAATAGCGGAATATTAAACATAAGAGAAGTATCAGGAATATCTATTTCATAGTCATTAATAAATAGTGACTGATTGTCTATAGTAGGCTTTATTCCTCTAATAAAAGGGTCTCCTAATAACTGAATATCTTGATTGTTATCTATCTCGATGTTATTATTAATCAGATGGTTTTTATTTCCAGTTATATCGTGATAGATATTGATTCCTACTGGTTCGTCTAACCTACAATATGCCCAAGGCTGTTTGCTGAGTATAAAATCTGAATATGAAATCATACTTCACCTATATAAATTGGATATTGATGGAACCCAGAATCCTTTGTTCCGTGAAGAGTATCAACTGAAATACCTGCTTGATCCGAAACTAACCAATCGAAGTTTGATTGATTAAAATCATCTGGTTCAATAGTTAAAATCCCAGATGAATTTATTTTTCTTTTGGAATAATCAAAAAGAAAATTAAATCCAACATCTCCAATTTGATCATCTTTATATCCCTCAAGTATAGTTTTCCATTGATTATCCTTAGGATCCTGATAGTCTCCAAATAGTAATATATGTGAGTGATCTTTAGGGTTCTGCTTATATGCTATGACTAAAATAAATCTTTTATGATCTCCTATTATAGTCCATTGTGGTCTTCCTTGTCCTAAATCTGCACCAAAATAACTTGTTGATGGTCTTTTAAGATATCTTTTCCACCATACTAACAATCCAGTATTATTTTTGATAGAAATCTTTGCACCAGTTTTCTGTGAATCATCAATAACCATTTTGCTTGACAATAATGATTGAGAACTTGAATATTCAAATTGAGATGTTCTACTCCAAGAACCTCCACCTATTGGCGATCTTTTAATAATAAAATAACCTTGCTCTGATAAAGCAGAAGAATTAGAAGTAAAATATACAGCAGAAACTTCTATTCTATCAATTTCCCAAGTCCCATTTAAAAATGATTGGGATAAGCCATCTATATATATTTTTTCTCCAACACTAAAATCGTGTAAAAATTCTGAATTTGTAGTTAAGATTTCTTCTTTAGACAGAATTACTCCTATTTCCCAGGTTCCATCTCCATTATCAGAAACACTTATCTCATTAAATACTCTTTGACTGATACCTCTTATTAATAGTGAATCAAGTTGATGAGTAAGAGAATTAGGATAACTCATTACCATTTTGCATCTATCAACTTGGTCATTTAATTCTATTAGATTTGGATAAAATGAAGGAACATAAGAAGTAGTTAATGACTCCCAAGATTTAGAAACATATTGAGACAATAACTCTTTCTCATAAACAACAGAAAAATTACTGACTGTTCCCCCATATAGATTAATAATACTATTCCATCCGCTTTTATCAAAACGAGTATATTGTGTTGGACTGTCATACTCAGGAAGTGTAATAGTCGTACGATTTAATAAATAAGAATTATCTACAACAACAGTTAAAATAACATTTCTACTATCAATCCATTCTATCTCAACAATTAATCTTTTGCTCTGCGAAAATAAAAATAATGTTGTTATAGAAGAAGATGGAAACCAAGTTCCTTGATATAGTATATATTTGATTGATTTAAGATATGCTCCAGTTGGTTTTATAGTTAAACAACCAATATTAAATGAACAGTTAGAAGATATGACTTCAACACGAGTTCTATTTTTTAAAATAATATGAGAGACTGAACTATATTCTCTAACAACATCATTTAAAAAAGATCCAGTATTAAGATAAATACCTGATCCAGTTGAATTTAAAGTCATTCCTACTAAAGGCACACTATCGTGAAGAGAAGCATCCATAGGAACACTATAAACAATATTTGCATTTAAAAGACCAAAAAGATGATTTTGATTTCCTGAACAATCAATGATTGTTTGATTTTCATTATATTGTGGTAAACCTAAATCATTTAAAGGCCAATAACCCCAAGGTCTTTGAGATAAAACGTGATCTGAATATGAAATCATATATCACTCTTAAACACTAATAGGTAGGTCAACAAATTCACTGGGAACAACTGGACCATATGCTCTATATCGAACAGATAAGTCAGATTTACTAAAAACTAAAATATCAACAGTTGAGTTATTTGGAAATATTGCCTCATATTCTCCTGTGATAGCATCACTCTGAAGTTCTTGAATAAGTGCTCCAGTTGTTGAATTGTAAAATCGAAGAGTTGCTTGATAAGGTGCCCCTAAAAGAGTTACTATACCTCTTATTCTATAGACTACTGAATAAGAATAATGGCTACTAATCTGGTGAGGTAGTAAAGCATAAGAGTAGTATGATAGATTACATATTTTTCCATTACAGTGAAGGTGCCCAGGCATACTATTCATAACCAATAACTGACCGGGCTGTGAAACAGTTCTTGTTGCTTCGATACTGCTACTATGAAGGACTCCATCAAGCCACAATTCAACCATGCCATTTGCGCGTCTCAATACAACAATATGATGCCAATTTCCATCGTTGTAGATATATCGGGTTCCATTATTATTCAGATACTGTGAGTTAAAAACATGACCATTATCTCCCTCTGTATATTGAAGACATCCTATGACTTCTTGATTGTCTCTCATATTAATTTGAATAAGAGGGCCATCGAACGGAAATTCTAATTCTTGTGCACCTAATAAAACTGCTCTTTTTAACGGAGTAACTGAAAACCAAGCCTCATAAGAATACTCAGTATTAATAGTTCTTGGTATATAATAAGTGTTATATGTAGTTATATTAATAAATGACGCCATACCTCCGTCAGCAAATGATGCCGCTTTAGCCGATAAAAGACTTGGCGGTCCTGGTAGATTTCTAAAGTAATTCAGATTTCTTGTTCCCAAGTATAGACCGTTTAAAGTACCAATCGAAGGCGCTACAACAGAAGAGATAGTCGTATCTTGATCTGAGAATGTCCAGTAATTTGAACTAAACTCACTCTGAATCATTTGATCATAAGGAAAAATCTTTGAAAAGTGGTTTGCAACCATATCACTTGTTAATGGTCTATCGTAGATAGCAATTTGATCTATTTGAAAATTAGAAGTGTGCCAATCAGTTCTTCTATCTGAGCCAGCACGTCCACATACTAAAATAGGATTTGCAACATTGGTATTTGGAAATGTATCGTAGTAAGTATATGATTGTTCTGTTGATAAATAAGAATTGATATAAGTTCTTGCTGTTCCAATATACTGACCACCACCAGATGGTTGAACATCCCAAACCAAAATAAAATGGATTGTATTTCCAATTAAATCATATGTTCCTTTAAAATTAGAAATTAAAGAAGTTGAAGTTCCACCAGGATGTATGGTGGTAATAGTGCTTCCACCAGATGAAGGAAAATTAAAATAAATATCGAATACACCAGATTTAGAAATAATAGGGCGCGCGAATGATGAATAACTAGCAGTTCCTTCATCAGTATAAAATTCTTTAAAGAAAACAAATTCAACTGAAAAACTACCATATCTTGGAAATGAATATGAAATAGAGTGTGGTATTTCGAGATATGCCTTTGCCCATAGGTTAGGGTGATTATCTTGTTTCCCATAAAAACCAAATCCTATTGAATGTTGATCTGTTTGCTCGTGAACAACAAGAGATGGCATACCTAATCTGTATCCTCTATACAAGTCATTGTCATTATGTAGGATAGCAGGATTAAGATTATCAATCTCATCAATGATATAATTTGGATCTCCTAGAGGAACCAAAAGACTTCTATTTCCTGAATCATATGGATCGCCATCAAAAGTCCAAAGTGAGCAACTATCATCATCTATTTGTGTAGCCTTAAACCCACTCATTATATACCTCCCTTCTTTTAATATGTTTTTATTTACTTATTTAAGACATAAAAAAAGCCCCTTTCGGGGCTTAAAAATTTAATGATTTAAAGTGCAGCAATAGCAGCAAGAAGAACACCAGTTCCTGAAGGGGTTCCTACATTTACTTCCATTGAATCAATAATAAACTCTTTAAGTCTGGCATCTTGAATACTTGTATCATATGCTCTTAACTCAGTTAAAAAATCAGATGAATTTCCTGGTTCTCCAGTGACAATAACTGAAGGAGTGCTTGTATATCCACCTCCGGCTGTTACTGAGATAGAATCAACTGCACCTGAAACAACCGAAACGGTCCCTGCCGCTCCTGAACCATAAGTGGTGTCAAATTTAACAGAAGAGAATAAATAATTTGATCCTCCGGCACCAACTGCTACTGATGCAACTGCTTTATTAACAACAGTATTAACTGTTGCTCCAGTTCCACCAGAGGGAGCAACTGTTGTTGCGGCACCTGTAGCACTGGAGTAACCAGAACCTCCTGTTGTCAAAGCAATCGATGTAATAGTTCCAGAACCATCAACAGTTAATACTGTTGCAGTTCCGTCCAGTTCCAACTGCAACAGTTAGAACATCATCTACAGAATAGCCAGAACCTCCATTATTAATGGCTACTGTTTTAATAGTTCCGGTTGCTGCTAATGTGGCAGTAGCAGTTGCTCCTGATCCAGTTGTTCCTCTGATTAATTCATCAATTTTTTTGGAATATACTTGAGTTTCTTTTGCGTCCATTTTACTTCCTCTTTTTTATTTTAATTATTATTTAAGCGATTTGAAAAATACTCTATTGTTAGTGACAATCCATCTTCAATAGATACTACAGGTTCCCAGTTAAGTTTTTCTTTGGCTAACTGAATATTAGGTTGTCTTTGCTCAGGGTCATCCAAAGGAATAGGCTTAAAAATAATATCTGATTTAGAATTTGTTAATTTAATAATTTTTTCGGCTAACTCTCTAACAGTGATCTCTATGGTATTGCCTATATTCACCGGACCGATAAAATCAGAATTCATTAATTTCTGTAGTCCTTTAATAGTATCATCAATATAACAAAATGATCTTGTCTGAGACCCATCTCCATATAATGTAATATTATCACCCTTTAGCGCCTGTATAATAAAATTAGAAACAACTCTGCCATCATTTTCTTGCATACCAGGACCATATGTATTAAAGATGCGAGCAACTCTAATATCAACACCATATTGTCTATGATAATCAAAGAATAAAGTTTCAGCACATCTCTTTCCTTCATCATAGCAAGATCGTATTCCTATTGGATTAACATTTCCATTGTATGATTCATTTTGAGGATGAACTAAAGAATTTCCATAGACTTCTGAAGTAGATGATTGTAAAATTCTGGATTTAATTCTTTTAGCCAATCCAAGCATATTTATAGATCCATGAACATTTGTTTTAACTGTAAAAACTGGACTTCTTTGATAGTGAATTGGAGAAGCAGGACAAGCCAAGTTATAGATTTGGTCAATACCTTCCAGATAAAGAGGAAATGTAATATCATGTCTAATCATTTCAAACTTATGATTATCAAGTAAATGTATTATATCTTCCTTTTTAGAAGTATAAAAATTGTCAACACAGATGACTTCGTTGTTCTCTTTAATAAGTTTATCACATAAATAAGACCCTAAAAAACCAGCACCACCAGTCACAAGAATTTTTTTATTCATCATTTTCTCCAAAAAGATCTATTAAGGATTTATTTTTCATTACAAGGTCTCTGATACTCTTATAGTTAATTTTTTTTACTTTAGATTGTTTTACCTTTAAATCTGGCCTATTGATTATATCACAGAATTGGTCTAAATTTTCTTTTGTCTCAAATCTAACTAGAATTTTATACTTCATGGCTTTATCTCATCAAGCGAAACGATCTCATATAAATCTGGATTTGAAAGTGCTGTATTTTTATGAATAAAAAGGAGATTAGCATTACGCTTTTTATCCTTAGAAGGGAACCACTTTCCAACATTAGGCCAAGTTTTATTGTCCCAGTCTGTTGTATATCCAATAATTCCTTCAAACTCTTTTGCTTCTTCTATAGTATCAAATTCTATTTCTATTAGATCATAAACATAGTTCTCCTTAGAGTTTAAATCAAAATACGGCATTTCATCCCAAATATCTATCGTTCCATTATAAAGACATCTTTTATTTAAACAGAAATCACTATCAGATTCATTACTATCAAAAAAATTAGTTATGTTCATTATTTTGATCCTTTAATCTCACTAAAACTAAATCTTTATTGTCAATAACTCCTTCTTTATAATTATAACCGTCCGCTGGAATAAGTTTATTGTTTGCGAATACAGTATAATCAACTTGATGATGATTTCGTCCCCATTTATAGGTCATTTTTACAACATCTGGGTGTTGCTTAATAAGTGATTCAACAAACTCTTTACGGTTATCAAAGTTGCTTTGATCCTTATTATAGACTTCTTCCGTATTACCGCCCTTCATTTTCATTGTTGGCATCTTATCGCATAAAAACGAATTAAACAATAAAGTGCAGTGGCCATCTTTTAATACTCTTAAACTTAAATCAGTATCCTCGTTATACTTTCCTCTCCATCTGTGATGCAATGTGTTATCAAGTAAAATACAAGAATAGATACGAGTGTTTAAATAGTAAGGAGGAATTCTATCACTTAAAGGAACATTAAAACTTTTATAGTTCATTCCTGACATTTTAATATTTTTAAAACGTAGAACGAAATCTTCACACAATTTAAAAATATATCCATCGATTGTTTTTATTCTACAAGCACCAGTTGAATATAAAAAATTTCTGATATTATCATCAAGTATCCAATGATACCTGTGCCCTTCAGATATAGAATGTTCCCAAACCCAGTTGCGCGCAGGAATACTGCCTTGTCCTAAATTAGAAAAATTTAAAACAAGAATTTTTTTAGGATCTATTACTGAAGCATATAAGTCGTATTCTTGCGGCTCAATAACAATACGATAAGGTACATTCATTTCTTCAAGAGCCTTAGAAGTTAATCGTGACTCATGACGACCCTTTGATATTATATAAATAGGAAACTGAGGATTTATTTTATTCATTGTTAACCTTTGTTAATATTAATTTCTCATTGAACTTAAAAACCAAATTGCCACAATCCCATATTCTATCAAAACCATTAACCTTCATATTTTCCCATTCAGTTAGGTCAGGATTAAATGTTTCCAAAAGATTTGGAAGTTTGTGCTTTTGATATTTCATTCGAGATTCAAGTCCATTCTCTCGAAGATACTTATAACCAGGATTACTACTTTTTTCCAAGGTAAAGTTATTTTTAAGATAAACATTACCAATACTATATCTTCTATCCGCGTAAGTTACAACATCACCTTTATGATGTTTAAAAAGTTTTGAAAAAGCACCAATAACAGATGTGTTATTTTTAACACCAAATCTTGTTAATTCTAAGATTTTATTGGAATCAAATCTACAAATAGAAAAACTTATTGCCGATATAAGTTCTTTATTAAGGAATAAACCATAATTTATAGCAGACTTTATTCCTCCCTGTATATGATTCTTTTCAAAAAATTCAAATGCTTGTTGAGAAGAAATTGATTTAACAATACATTTTCTTGCACCTATTTTATTCTTAATTAACCCTAATTTATTAATTATCATAGAAGATACTATATCCCATTTATCTTCTATTTCTATATCCCAGAACTGAAGTAATTGAATTCCTTTCTTTTCACAAGCAATAGTTTTATTTAAATGGTAATTCCTATCTTTTCCACTTAATTCTGAGTGCCAATAAATTCCATTGACTTCTATTGCTAAAGACTTGGAAGGAATATAGATATCTAATTCTAATGGAGAAATAATAGAACGAGTGTTAATTTCATATTCTATTTGATGTTCATTTAAAAGATTGATAACTCTTTGGTGAGGTTGACTGATTGGACTTTTGAATGTCCAATCTGGTCTAAATTTGTGAGCATAGATATAAATTTGAGATAATGTTAATAAATCTTTAAGAACAGTTTTAACCGACAAGAATGATTCTTGATTATTCCACCACTCTTGTGAATTGATAGATTTAAAAAATAAATCTAGTTCCTCTTCAGTCATATTTCTTTCTTTTGATAAAGACTTTTTTCTAATATCAAATGACTGCATAACATTTTCAGAACCATATCTTTCAATGTTAGTTTGCTTTACTTTTTCTTGAACTTCTTTAGACTGCATTGGATTTTTAATCCCATATCGATCTAAAAAAGTATTTTTAATTTTTTCTTGGACTTCTTTTGAAGAGTATGGATTTTCTACTCCATATTTATGGAGACAGGTTTGCTTTACTTTTTCTTTAAGTTCATCAGACTGTAATGTAAAACCATTATATTTTTCAACCATAGTATTAAATACACGTTCTTGAACTTCTTTAGACTGCATAACATTTTCAACACCATATTTTTCAAGACAAGTTTGCTTTACTTTTTCTTGAACTACTTGAGAACAAGCAGGAGCATTACCTCCATATTTTTCTTGACAAGTTTTTTTACGTTTTTCTTTAACTCTGTCAGAACCGATTAATAATTTTTAATTTATTAGAAAGAGCATCTTTTTTCTCTTTACTCCATTTTTTATTTTTTTGAGATTGAGAAAAAATCAATCGCTGACACTCCGAAGAACAATAAGTTCTATTTTCTGAAATCTCTTTACAACATTCAGGATTTTTACAAATTTTCATTTCATTTTCTCAAGATGATTTATAATTATAGATTATACAACAAACTTGAGAAAATGTCAAGCGTTAGGTTTAATTAGCAAACTGCTCTGGTGATTCTTAATTGTCCTGCAAGAATTTTTGGCGCACCATCACCATTATTAACTGTCTTTGGCGTTGTAAGATATGAGACATAGTATAAATTACCCGCAGTTTGAGCATCGTATAATCCTGCTCCAGCAATCGTTCCCCAGTTTGCAGTTGGAACATTATAAGTTAAGTCGCTAATATTACTGAACTCGCGGTTTGCTCCAGAAGGTCCTTGCCAACCATTTGAAGCAAGAACTTGAATACGTCCATAGTTTGTTCCAGATGTTGATACTTCAGTTCCGTCCAGTTCCATCAAGCGCAGGAACAGTTGTGAAAAGAGCCACCCATAAAGATGTAGGAGCAGTCCAGGCCGTATTTTTCAATAGGTAATTCATTTGAGCATCGTGTAAATAGTTTGAAGTCGTGGCACTTGGCATATTAAAAGTCCTTTGGTAATTGAAGGTTGATTGACATTTATACAAATACTTGTTATTATATTTATTTAACAAAAGAGAAATAACAATGGAAAATCTAAAAGAATTATTAATACAGTTGTCATTTAAAGATAATAAATTTTCGAACAATATGCTTCGCTCAAATAGTAATAAAGAATTAAGAAATATCATAGAAAAAAAGACTTTTTTTCTTCCTATTAATTCACCTCATTCACAAAGAGCTTGGCACATCTTTAATAATACTTATACTTTTCCTTTATGTATTGGAGGAAATAAGTTAAGATTTATATCCTTCGATCAAGGATATACAATAAAATGCAATAATAGATCTGATTGTTCTTGTTGGAATAATGTTAGAGAACTCTCATCAGAAAGAATGAAATCTGGTGGGGCTCAAAAGGCATATAAAGCACGAAAAACTCCAATTTCTGAAATAGCTTTAAAAGTATCTAAAACTTGTGAAAAAAATAATAGTCCAAGAGGAAAAATGTATTACGATTATATTCAATTAAAAGAATTAGAAACTTGGATTCAGCAATTAAACAATGATGAAATTTCAATAGAAGAAGTTTTTAATGAATTTCATTGGATTACTTCTGATTCGACTATCAAATATTTTTTTAAGAAAAATAATAAAAGATTGAAAAAAACAAGATCGCGTGTTCAAAAAAAGATGGAAATATTTTTATCTGAATTAAATATAACATTCAAAGAAAATTGTAAAACAGTTATTCCCCCACTTGAACTAGATTTTTTCTTTCCTGAATATAATCTTGCAATAGAAATTGATGGACTATGGACTCATTCAGAAGTTCAAGGTAGCAAAAATAAACATTATCATCTAAATAAAACTAATCAGTGTAAACAAAAAGAAATTACATTACTCCATTTTACTGACGATGAAATAAATGATAAATTTGAAATTGTATCATCTATGATTAAATCAAAATTAAAACTATCTAGTAATAAATTAGGCGCAAGAAAATGTAAGATAGTAGAAAATTATGACAAAGAAATAATTTCTCAGTTTTTTAATGATAATCATATACAAGGTAATGTTCCATTTACAAACTCTTTTTCTCTTTTATATAATAATATAATTGTAGCATCATTATCATTTAGTAAACCAAGATTTAATAAAAATTTTAATTACGAAGTTTTAAGATTTGCTGTCAAAAAGGACTGGTCTGTTGCTGGAGCGTTTTCACGTTTAATTTCTAAAATTAAAGGAAAGATAATTTCTTATGCTTCGCTTAATTATTCTTCAGGAGAAGTTTATACAAAAACAGGATTTAATCTATCTCATATTTCTCCACCAAATTATTGGTATATTGATAAAACATTTTCTAAAAGAGAATCTCGTCTCAAATATCAAAAGCATAAACTCCCAAATCTTTTGGAAACATTTAATCCTGACCTAACTGAATGGGAAAATATGAAGATTAATGGTTTTGATAGGATATGGGATTGTGGTAATTTGGTTTTTATAACGAATCCAAAATCTGTTTCTTGCTATCTATCATAAAGAGCACTTTTGATCTTTCATTAAATTTTTCCATTGAACATCTGAAAATCCTAATAAATTTTTTATATCTTTATTTTGCTGTAACACAGATAAAGCATCTGGAATAAGATTTACAACAATTTCATTTTTCCAAATAATAAAAGGAAAACACCACGATGATCCTATAGTATCTCCTTTCATTAGAAGTTGTGATTCATTATACAAAAAATTGTATTTTATAGTGCTAGGATATTTATTTAGATTTTTATTTAAGTCTAATGCTTTAGAAATAGAAGAGTGCAATACTGATGCTGACCAAACAAATATATCAAATGCATTTGCAGAGGAATAAACCAAAACTCTCCAATCATTTGAAAATGCTTTCATTGAATCAACTACTTCTTGAGATAAAAATGACTTTGAGTATCTTGATATATTCAAGTTCCCTGTGTGTTCATAAAACATCATAACATCTGTAGATTGTCCTTTTTTAGACGCTGGGGCTTTAATCATAAACTGAGTAGCCCCAGGACTATTAAAATCCTCAATAAGATTTACTCTTATAAATTGATCAAAAGTTTTCATTTACTTTTCCAGGCATTTAAAAGAATAGCAGGACTTGACTTTGTATCATACTCATCTATAAATTTTCCAACCCATTTATATCTTTCTATAATATTAGGCAAGTCTTTTAAGAGACTACTAAATGACTCATACGGCATCGGTAGAAAATCATCAATACTTGAACTATCAGGATTCTTAACGGTGTGCATTAGAGGTGCAAAATAACTATCCATCCCTTTATTTTGAGCAAATGATAATCGGCCATCAATTAACTTACATTCACCGCAAAGAGTTAGATTTAAGTTGTCATATTGAACTCTAGTAATAATTTTTTCTTTAACAAGTTTATTGATAGCATCATCGTGAATCATTTCCATTCCATTCCAGACATAAATCTTTTTTGTTGCTGCAACGGCACAAAATCGAACTGCGCCATTTACTAATCCAGATTTATTAAGATCAATTAAATCCTTTGAAGATGGATTTTCATAGATAGGAACAACCTTATCTCTTTTTGGATAATCGGCTACCCATTTTTCTTGTATAAATTGACTAAATGTTTTCATGTTGATTTCTTCTTATACTTGTAGGTTTGATAATATTTTTTTAATAGGGCCGGACTTGATTTTGTATCATACTCATCTATAAAGTTAGAAACAAAGGTATAGTCATTTAAGATCTTATCTGCTGCATTAATAAAACTTAATACATCATCATAAGGCAAAGGTATAAAATAGTCTTGATTTTTCTCAAATCGCTCATTATTCACTAAAACATCTATAACATCACCAAAATAACTATCCATACCATCATTATTTTCAAATGTTAAATAACCACCTTTTAATTCACATTCACCGCAAAGAGTTTGATCTAAAGATTGAACAGATACAGAAGAATCAACAATTTTATTCTTTTGAAGTTCCTTTAAAGCATCAGAATGAATCATTTCCATTCCAGGCCAAACATAATTTTTTTTCAACTTTTTAATTGCCATAAAACGGACTGAACTTCCGAGAAAGACCACTTTTCTTTAGAGCAACTAAATCACTTGAAGATGGATTTTCATAGATAGAAAATAAATTAGATCTTTTTTTAAAATCAACAACCCATTTTTCTTGTATAAATTCAAAGAATGTTTTAACCATATTAATCAGACACAATAAAATGACCAGAATGTGCTTTCTTCTCTCTATCAGTAGCCTTTCTGGTAATAACACTAGAAGTCTTATTTTTTTCAGATGAAGGATGAAACTCTGAAACTTTCATTGCTCCACTTTTAGATGAGTGAACAATAGTGTGCACTCCATCTTTCTGAGTATGTGAATGGATAGTTCCTCCGCTTTGTCTTACAATAGACTTATGAACTTTTGCTGCGTGATCTGGCAAGCCGGCAACAATATCGTGAGACTCATTGATGTGATTTTGGAATTCTTCGAAATTTAGCATTTTAATACTCCACTATTGAGTTTGTTGTTTTAAAGTCTTTTTTACGCATAATAGTTTTCATTGTAACTTGTAATTGATGTTTATCATTTATATCAATTACAAATGGAAGATTTAATGATGATTGTATATCTTTTAATACTGCTTGATTATCTTTCTGTGACTTTATTTTTTCTCCATGATCTTTACTTATCTTTTTAAATAACTGCTGAAGTTCAGAAAGTTTAATACAAGGACTATTTCTATCATCCGATATTCTATCATTAAAGTGCTTTGAAAATTCAATATCAATTCCCCATTTATTTAAAAGATGGTCTGCAAATCTTTCTAAATCATCAATATGTTTCTGAGTATAAATAGCGCACTGAGACTGTTGCTCACTTAAAAGATAGTCTGTAAATGAGATCATATTGATTCCTTTTTCTTTTATTTATAGTTTAGGGGTTTAACTATTTAAGAGTTGAATCAAATCTTTTAAAAATGTTTGTGAAAGCGAGTTAATCCAACTCTATTTGTCTCTTTATGACAGATGAGACACGAGCATCTTATTTGTACTCCTAATTCTCCGGCTTCTTTTTGTTTATTAGTCCTAATGCGAATTTTCTCTTTAGCCTCATCTGAATGAGGAGAAAAATGTGTTCCACCAACTCGTTTACGCATATCCCTTATCTTTTGTTTTGCTTCTTCTGAATGCTTTTTACCATAATTAGGATTGCCAGAACCTTTATATTTTTCTGATCGTCTTTTTCTTTCTTTTTCTGGTAATGGATTTATTCCTCGATTCCATGCCGGTTTGCCAAACATCGGGTGCTCTTTACCAGATTTAAAAGCATTTGATGGTATACATCCCTCTGTATTCCATTCAACACCGCCGGTTACCTTTGTTTATCCATACACTCTTTTTAACTGCTTTAATCCTTCTTAATACTTTATGTTCCCATAATCTGGCATCATCACTTGTATCTGTATTTTTTCGTGTTTCAAAAACTCGTCGAATTTGAACAACATCAGGTTCTCCAAATTGTTCTCTTAAAATCTTAACATCCGGTGAACTGGTGTGGTAAGAAACCCAAAATTGATCGGGGTGACAATTTTTAGCATATTTAACTCCGATAATACCATTTATTTAAAGTTTTCCAGCCAATTAAATATGTATAAGGTGTTTTCATAATAGTATCTCTCCAATTGATTAATACTATTATTTATAGTCAAGGATTGAAGTGTTATGGATTAAAATCTACGGATTGATGTCCACACGGGGGGCCACTATCTTTCTATGAACATTAGAGTTATCATAGTGGTGTCCATCAACTTGAACATCATAATTTCCCCCTACGTGAAATTCATAATTTCCGGTGTACATATTCCTTGCAATTTCCATATACCTCAATATAACTATTGCCTTTAATCAATAGATGATTATCACCATCAATAGTGCACATCCCATTACCCCAAACGTGTAAGTGCTCGTCCTTTTCAATGATAACATGGCGTTCATTTAAAACACGATGAACTTCTAATCCAGAGGGATGAATCTCAGTGAATGTCCCTTTCTTATGTTGTAGGTAGTATCTCTCTGCTCCAGGTGTATCGTCAAATTCTTCGATATGTCCTGTGTTTCCTGGAGGAGCGTTGCCGCTAACATCAACGTGAGGTTTTGGTTCAGTTTGTCTTACGTGATTATATGGATATTCTGCTGCATAGGGAGTAGGAGGCTCTTTCCATTGTCCACCAAAGGCTTTTGATGCTGTATCAACTCTATCTCGTCTCCACTTAACAGGAGTTTTATTTATTTTTTCATTTCGCGCCAATCTATTGGTATCTTGTTCTCCTGCATCATAAGCCGTATAAACCCCTTTAGGGTCGTTAAACCCTTTATCAGGTTTGGCTTTTTCCGGCTTACCATAAATGGTTCCTATAATGATTGGATTTTGGCCGGTTGTGCCCATCGAGGAAGAAGCCAACAACTGTAGAACCTTCTAAAATACCCGTAGGAGAAAAACCAACACCTCCGAATGACGATGATTGAATTGGAGACATTACAGCAGCCCAAAAGAGATCATCAGTTTTAATCTTATCTTTTTCATCTGTGTGATAGCCATAAACTCGAACTTTTAATCTACCAAGCATTTCCGGGTCATGACGATCTTCTACAACTCCAATCCACCAAACAAATTGCCCCATTGAAAAAGAATTTGTTTGCATAGGATGATTTATCATTGACATTTATTTTCTCCTTATAAGTATATTAAATACAATAGTATTTATATTTTTTAAAAAAAAGAGGTTAAAATGTCTGAATTATATTATCCAGAACTTTTGCGAAACAAGGAAGCATTCCCTGCCAATATTCACTTTACTTTTTATGAGCGATCTTCTACTAAAGCAAGTGAAATGAAAGATCAAATACATCTTTATATGCCAGAACAATTTGGACAACCAAGCACAATTACCTGGGATTCTTCTTTTAGAGGAGGACAGGCTGTTGTAGGCGCAGTTGGAGGTATTTCAAGTTGGATCGCAGATAAATTTGCCAATCAGGGCATGAAAAATATGGCTCAGAGAATAAGTGGAATTGCTCAAAATGGAATACCATCTCAAGACTTGGCTGAATTAGGAATGGGTATGATTCCAAACCCTTATCTTGCTCAACTTTTTCGTGGAGTTGATTTCCGCAACTTTCAATATACATTTAGATTTGTTCCATTCACTACTGCTGATTGTGATAATATAAAAAAAATTATCACTACATTTAGAAAATGGTCTCTACCATCTGGACCGGCTGGTGGTGCTACCTCACCATATCTTAATTACCCAGGAGAGGTTGACGTTCAATATCAATTTATGGATGGAGAAAATAAATACATTCATAGATTTAAAAGATCGGTTATTACAGGGATAGATATTGACTATACGGGCGCAGGTATGTGGACAATGATGAGAAACGGATTTCCAACTGAAACAGTGATGAATATTAAATTGTCAGAAATCCAAATTGTAGTCAGAGAAGATGTTGAAGAACAGGGTTATTAAAGGAGAACAATATGGCCTATTTTTTTAAAAAATTTGAAAAAATAGATTATGCTTTTATAAGTGATCCTAATAATAGAAAACAGGTCACTAATATTTTAACATCATTCTTTTTAAGAAAGATTAAATCGTATAAATCTGTCATTTTTCAAAAATATACTATTAAAGATGAAGATACATTGGAAAGTCTAAGTGATAAACTATATTCATCACCTCTTCACTATTGGACGTTTCTAGTTATTAATGATATTATTGATCCTTTTTCTGAGTGGGCAAAAGACTCATATTTATTGGAAAAATTTGTTTCTAAAAAGTATGCTGAAGGTAGAAAATTAATTAAAACTGATGGAACTTCTACTTTAATTCCATTTAGTGCTGGACTTGGAGGAATTCATCACTTCTTGAATATTAATACAGGACGAATTTGCGATGATGTAGAAGATGAGTATTATAGATCAAGATATGCTGTAAATCCAACTTCAATTGGAAAAAATATTATTCCTGTAACAAATATTCAATATGAAAGCGAATTGGATTTAGAAAAAAGATCTATTTATATTATATCTAAAAACCATCTTTTAGATTTCGAAGAAAGCTTTAGCAATATGCTTGCTGGGAGATAATAATGAAGGTTGAAAAGTCTGGTAATTTTAATGATATTAAAAGTCTAAAGGCATATATTGATGGAAATGAAATTACATCTCATATAAACCAAATCAATATTTATCAAGATATCTTTTTACCTTGTTGGACTTCTATTGTTACTATTGAGGATTCTTCTAATATTCTTATGAGATTGCCTATTAAGCCAGGAAGCACTTTTAAAGTTGATATTGAAACTCAAACAGAAAGCATATTTGATGGAAATAAATCTTATGAATTTATAATTTATAAACTTGGTGATAAAATTATGAAAGGACAGATGCACTATCAGTATCTTCTTTTCTGTGCTTCAAAGGGGTTTTTAACCAATCAGACTAATAGAATATCAAAGACATATTCAAATCAGAAACCAGAAACAACTGTATCTAATATATGCTCAGAATTTTTAAATGGACAATTAGAAAAACAGGATGAAAGTGATATTACTTACCACGTTATTGTTCCAAATTGGACCCCATTTGTTGCTGCTTGGTGGTGTGCAAAACTTGCTTTAAAAGAAAATAGAAGTGACTATATATTTTTTATGAAAGACTTTGATAAATACTGGTTTAGAAGTATAGAAGAAATTTATAAAAATGAAAAGAGCGGAATTACTTTTAAGCAGAAGCCTACAAGTTTTAGAAATGATGCTGGTGATTTTGAAGATGATTATGGATTAATGATTAATAAATACTTTACTTTTGATTATGATGGTATGGGTAATTTAGGGACTGGTTACTATAAAACTAAACTACTATCTTATGATGTTATCAATAAAAAATGGGAAAGTAAAACATTCAGTTTTGGTGACGATATAGAAGAAGATAAAGAAAAGAAACCTTGGGAGATTTTTGACCAAGCGGAAAATGCTAATATTTCTTTTCTACCTAAACACCCAGGATTGCACTCAAATCAGACAATAGATGACCAAGTAACTAAATGGCATGTTTCAAGAAAAAGCAATTTGATGAAACTAGAGCAGAATAAATTACAAATACAGATACCTGGTGGTGCTAAGATATGGGATATGCTTGGACAAAACTGTGAGGTTGAATTACCAAGCCATCAAGATACCGATGAAGGAGAAATTTATGACAAGTATTTTAAAGGAACTTATATTGTATCGCATATCTGTCAAATTTATACTCAAACAACAATCACAGTTAATTTAGAACTTATTAAAAAGCGTCTAAATGAAAAAATGAAATAAGGGAAATATAAATGAATCAAGATAATATTAATTTTAACGATGTCACTAAAAAAGAATTTGAAGGAAAAACCTTAAAAGAAATAGAATTTCTTATAGAAGGTAATAAACAACTTATCGAGAAACAAGGACTTCAAGGCTTTTTTAAAAATAATACAACCTATTCTCCTACAGGAATAGTATTAGATTATGATATAGAAGAAGTTAAAAGTATAATATCAAATTAGACAATTATAATAATGAAAAAATATCCAGATCCAATTAGATACAAGCCAATAAATCCAAGTAAATATGTTGGAAACTTAAATGAAATTACTATGAGAAGTTCCTGGGAGTCTCATTTGGCTTTTTGGTTTGATACACATCCTTCGGTATTAAAGTGGGGATCAGAAATCAAAGCAATACCTTATTACTCAAGAGTAGATATGAGAGTAAGAAGGTATTTCCCTGATTTCTGGGCTATTATTAAGCAGTCTGATGGGTCTGAAAAAAAGTATATCATCGAAGTTAAACCAAATGCACAAACAAAACCACCAAAAAAAGGAAAGAATAAAGAGGTATATATAGAAGCAATGAAAACCTGGATAGTCAATCAAGACAAATGGAAGGCTGCTACTGAGTTTGCTCAAAAAAATGGATTTAACTTTATGATAATGGATGAATATACTTTAGGATTATCGAGGAAATAAGAGGAATACTTTATGGCAAAAAGAATTGATAGCCGCAATGTCCATCAAAAAAAGGGTGTTGAATGGTTCTTTAATGAGATTAGAAAGGCTGCTAAAGATATTAACTACAATGCTTTTAATCCAGTATCCGATCCATTTATAGGTAGTCTTTTTGCTTTTATTTATTCGGCTAAATATGCAGACAAACTACCTTACTGGGATAAACTTCCTCTGGTTATTCCATTTAATATACTTGACGATGGATTTATAGGACTCAATCTTCATTATGCTTCCGGTGATGATAGAACAAGACTTCTTCAATATCTTTTGAGAATAAAAACAAAAAAATCAAAAAGAGAGTATGCTAATATTTCATACCAAGCACTACAGACTTCTATTAAAACAAGTATATTTGAACCTTGTATTCATAGGTATTTAAAGACACATATTAAATCTCGCCTTGTAAAAATCAATTTAGAGGAGTGGGAAAATATTGCTAAACTACCTTTGGCTCAATGGCAAAGAGGAAAAAAATAATGGCTGATATCAGCGGGAATATTACTAACTTTATGGGCAAGTTTCCAACAGGATTTGCAAGATCAAATAGATATCTTGTTGAGATGTCTTTACCACCTGGAATTGGCGAACAAGGATCTTGGCTTAACTCTGAAAGTACATCTAATTCTATCACTGCTAATAATGTTTTAATGAATGGCGATGGACAAGTACAAATTGCTTGTCATAATTGTACGATGCCAGCAAGAACTCTTCAAACATATCCTCATTCACAGCACTGTGCGCCATTTAGAGTGCCATTTAGCCAGCAATATGAGCCAGTAACATTCTCGTTTTATGCTGGAGCAGATTTAAAGCAACGTCACTATTTTGATGTTTGGCAAACATCAGTTGTCAACATTAACGATAATTCTTTAAACTTCTTTACTGAATATACAAGTGATGTTAAGATTTGGCAGATAAATAGGAAAAATGAAAAAACTTATGGTGTCTGTCTTTATGCTGCTTGGCCTGTTGCTATTGGAGAAGTTCAGTATGGATATGCACAAAATAATGAAGTTGTTAATATATCGATAACACTTGAATATAAGTTATGGAAAAACAATAACGATTCAACAACGATTGTTATTTTTTAATGTCTGGATAATTAAAATGCAAATAAATTATGAAGATAATCCCTGGTTTTTCAATAATACTGCATTTACTTCAGATGATATTAAAAAGTATTTTGGATTTGTATATGAAATACAGGATAAAGAAACTGGTCATAAGTATATAGGAAGAAAATATTTTTGGAGTAAAAAGAAAGTTAAAGGATCATCAAGAAGAAAAAGAGTAGAAAGCGATTGGAAGTCGTACTTTTCTAGTCACGATGATCTTAAAAAGATAGGAAAAGAACAACCAAATAGGTTACAAAGAACTATATTGCACTTATGCTCTGGACAAGGAGAAACAAATTTCCTTGAGATTGAAGAACAATTTAAAAATGATGTTTTATACTCAGAACTCTATTTAAATGACCAAATAAATCGGAAAGTGGTTTAAGAAAAATGTCCAAAACAAGTATAGAAATAACATATCTGTGTATTAAGAAAAATGAAATTTCTATTATAGAAGGAATTAGTAGTCCTCAATATAGATATTTAAGTTTTTTAAAAAAACTATTGTGTTTTCTTATAGAATTGATGTGTATAAGTAATAATACACTACCTAAAAATAATGTTATTTTAACACAGATGTTTCCTAATTTTAGGGAACAATATTTAGAATCACCACAACTTATAAGAGTTAAAAGAAATGAAAAAAATAATATCACTTATAGCAGGCTGTCTTTTGACATCATCGATTTATGCAAGCGAATGTGGAGAGATCAAGATAACAGGAGTTATTGATGGAGATACATTAAGAGCCGAGATGCCTGCCCTACCAGATCAACTGAAAAAGGTATCTATAAGAATTATGGGAATTGATACTCCAGAGATACACGGTAAATGTGAAAATGAAAAAAATAGAGCCAATGAAGCAAAAAACTTTTTAATCAAGAAATTTAATGAAACTAAAAATATATCTTATAGATGGCTTGAGTGGGATAAATACGGAGGAAGAATTTTAGCGGAGGTTTTCTTTGATGGAAAGGATGTAGGGCAGATGATGATAGATACGGGCTATGCCGTACCTTATCATGGAGAAAATAAACAACAGATTTGGTGTTCTATAACAAAGTAATAATATTATGAGCAAAGTCTATTCTTTCTTCGTCACTACTAAGAACTTCTGGTAAGCGAATAATTGAACTTTCAATGCTATCTTCATAGCGGCAATGAACACCAGTAATCATATTAGTCATCATACTATTGTGAAAGTATAGATTAGATCCTTTAAAAGGAAACGTAATAATTAAATGTGTAAAACGACAAGATATAGTTATTGCTTTTTCAGTTAATTTTTCTAAATGCTCTAAGGCATCTTTAGATGTACTTTTTCTATTTAACAACTGAAAATAAACTGCTGCTACCATACCAAGAGGAGTTAAATTAAAAACTCCTCCAGATTTGTAAATAGATAAATTAACATCAATCTGATTCAATATACAATCATATAAATCCAAAATTTGACTTACACTACATTTATCATTTAAAGTGAAGTCTATCAAATTATCAAGTACAAATGGTATAATATTTGTTATTGAAGGTATCTTTAATTTATTAGCAATGCCTTCAGTTAAAACATTATTTGAGTCTGACCTAATATCAGATACACCAATAATATAGTTTTTTTCTGGCATTAAATATCCAGTAAATTTATTTTTTTCCAAAACACAACTTTCAGAAGTCATACAATTTTCTCCAGAGCAAGTTGACAGACAAGGCTCATACAAGGAACATTAATTTGATTCCAATAAATTACATCATTTGCACTACCCTCTAAAACCATTAGAACATTAAAGTGGTAAGCAAGTTTGGACCAAAACAAATCTTTCTTTGACTTGCCAATTAAAACTTGAGTGAATTTAATTTCATTGACTTCTTGAGTATCTCCATCAAGATCAATTACAATAATGGTACACTCATCTTGTAAGCCTTTTACCATTTTAATAACAGTATCATATCCTGGTAATGACTTATTCTTTAGAAAACCACTATCAATAACAACTGCTTTAGGTAGAGATAGGTTAGGAATATAAGTTCGAGCAAACTGCTTATTAAACATCTTCCATAACCAAAATAGATCGTTTGGATTTTCACCAGTTTGATATCCATTTATTAAAATACTCATTAGACTACTTGATATAGGAATAATTTCAACTTCAAATCCATCTTCTTCTAAAATATCTTGTATATCTTTTCTGGTATCTTGATCTACCAAGAAAGGTCCACTTAAAATAAAGCCACCCGCATGTTCATCAGTTAATATACTTTCACACTTCTCAAGAAGATCAACAATAATATTATTCTTGATGGGCTTTAACCATTCATTTCTACAAAGAGGATGCAATCCATTCTTTTCGACGAACTCAAAAATGAGTGCTTCTTCTGAAAAGTGATCCCAACGAGTATTTGTTTCATACTCAAGTCTTGCTTGGAGCGCCGATGCTCCTGATTTTGTATCTCGATTGGTTATACCCAAAACCAAATAAGCCTTCTTTTTAAGAATAATATTAGAATCACAAACTTCGTCGTCCATTGTAACCTCTTTTATTCAT